CAAATCTTGGCAGGTCTTGCTAAAGATAAGAATACTGCTAGTCTAGTTAACGTATTACCATCTGATAAACCACAGGACGCTTATGCTGTCGTTGCTCGTACTGCTACTCCTTTCTGCCCTAATTCTATTCGTAATCACATGGATAGAAAGGTAGTCAAAAGAGTAGTAATGACCGTACCTTACAATGCAAAACCTTTCAGTAATCGTGGGTACATCAAGGACGCACTACTTGAAAAAGGTATTGAGATTGATAAAGATGACTTGACAAAAACTGTCATCGCTGTTAGAAATGCTATGGATGAGGTCGTACCTGGTCCTATGGCTGTCATGAGTTGGATTGAATCTGAGGTTGCCAAGGCAATCGATATGGGTAAAACAGAACTAACATGGTCTACACCATCTGGTTTTGTTGTCACTCAAAAACTCATGAAGAAAGATACAATACGCATTGAATTGCAATTGATGGGTGATTGTAAACTTACTGTTGCTACACAAGATAGTGACAAGGTTGACAAACAACATCACAAGAATGCAACAGCACCGAATTTAATTCATTCACTTGATGCCTCTCTTTTACATTTCAGCGCATTGGCTTTCAATGCACCGATCGCTCTCATTCATGATTCTGTATTGTGTCGTGCTACCGACATGTCTGTTCTCAGTGCAGTTGTACGAGAAACATATATGTACCTCTTTGCCGAACACAATTACTTGCAAGACTTCGCTAACCAGATAGGCGCGGAGACTGACCCACCGATTATCGGAGATCTAGAACCTAGCTCCGTAATTGATTCCACTTATTTTTTCTGCTAATGCCACGTAACATCCACAAAACCGAACAGCCTGTTGTCCTTGAAGGATACCAAGCTGTATTGAAACCAAGCAAGTTTGGCTATTCACTTGCTGCTCTAGTTGATCAATCAATGGTTGATGTACTAGAAGATGATAGAGTCGAGTCCCTTAAGTGGGCTGAGTCTAAACTAAAGAATCCTAAGCGTTCTACTCTTAAACCTGAACCTTGGGAAGAAGTCACTGAAGGACAATACAAAGTAAAATTTTCTTGGAATGAAGAAGCAAGACCACCTGTTGTGGATACTGAAGGGACAATTATTGCTGATGACAATACACCTATGTATGCTGGTAGTCGCGTTAAGCTCGCGTTCTATCAGAAGCCGTATATTCTCCGTGATGGGGTTACGTATGGAACAAGCCTTAAATTGGTTGGTGTACAACTGGTGTCTCTCAATACAGCCGCTGGTGTAGATACTGGTGATATGTCTACAGAAGACGTTGCAGCACTCTTTGGTAAGACTGAAGGGTTCAAGGCTGGTGAGCCTAATGTAACGCCATCTGAAAGCACTGAGGACGACTTCTAAATGGCATTTCGATCAGGACTTGAAGAACGAGTTGCTGATCTTATGTGTGAGCTGGGTGTAAAATATGAGTATGAATCTACTAAGGTTCCATATGTCATCCAGCATATCTACACTCCTGATTTTCTATTACCTAATGGGATATATTTAGAATGTAAAGGATATTGGGAGCCTGAAGATAGACGTAAGATCAAGAACGTAAAAGAACAACATCCTGAACTTGATTTACGTATGGTCTTCCAAGCACCCTACAATAAAATTAGTAAAGGATCAAAAACAACATACGCTAAATGGTGTGATCGCCATGATATCAAATGGACTTCCTTCCATAACATCCCAATCAAATGGTTCCTCTGAGTTTATAAGACATGGACCTTGTAATAATTGTGGATCATCAGATGGCAATGCGATCTACACTGACCACAGTTATTGTTTTGTTTGTCATTCTTATACAGATGAACAAGAAAACATAATCCACATTCACACTACCAAGAACGCAGTGCAGATCAAAGGCTCAGCCGAACGGCTGCAGAAACGCAGGATCAGTCAATCCACTTGCGAAAGATTTAAAGTATATCGTGATGGAGATAAACTAAGGTTTTACTATCATGATCCATCTGGCATTATAAAAGGTGCCAAGATAAAAA